TGTATGCTGCTGAACAAGTACTTAGAGATGTCAAACTTAAGGTGGAACCAGCCAATGATACTGAGGAAGCTAAACGTGAAGCTGACTTTGTGGAAAGTATCTTTGATGATATGGATCACAGTCTTGATGACCACATTGCAGAATCTTTATCGTCGTTGTCGTATGGCTTTGCTTGGTTTGAGGTCGTATATAAGAGAAGGGTTGGACCAACTAAGAGATCGCCTAAGAAAAACAGTAAGTATACTGATGGACGCTTGGGTGTCCGTAAGATTGCTTGTCGTGCGCCTTGGACAGTCTCTAGGTTTGATGTAGAAGATAAAAGCGGTGATGTACTAGGCATTTATCAGGACGTAGGTTATGGATCAGGAAAACACTATATACCAACTTCTAAGAGCCTTTACTATCGTACTACTGTTCTTAATGGTGATCCTAGTGGCCGCTCTATCCTCCGCAATGCTTATTCCTCATATGTCTATCTGAACAACCTACAGAGTATAGAGGCTATAGCTGTTGAGCGTGAGTTAGCTGGTATCCCTGTCGCTCGTATTCCCTCTGAGTATTTGTCGTCAGATGCAAGTGCAGCACAGAGTGGCTTCGTAGGCAACCTACAACAAATACTCCGTGATGTTAAGTTTAATGAGCAAGGGTATATTATAACACCTAGTGATACTTACCCTGACAAGGATGGTTCACCTACAAACATTAGACTTGTAGACATTGAACTAATGAGTAGCAATGGCAAACGTAACCTAGATATTGACCCCATTGTTAGGCGTTACCAACATGACATTGCCCGTAGTGTACTTTCTGAGTTTCTTATGCTTGGCGGGGGTAACAATGGATCATACGCACTCTCCAAGTCTAAGACTGACCTGTTTCTACGTGCCTTAGAAAGCTACATCCAAGCTATTGTAGATGTACTTAACAAGCAACTGGTGGAACGCCTATGGCAGCTTAACGGACTTAACTACGACCTTATGCCCTGTATCAAGGCTGGTGATGTTGCCCCTCATGACCTACGTGAGATTGCAGCATTCCTTCGTAACCTTAACGGTGCAGACATTAACGTCAGTGATCATCCAGAGGTCATACAAGACCTTATGGATATAGCTGAACTGAACTATGACCCTGATACAGAGGTCTCAACTGAAACAAGTGACCTGTCCGATGAGGCAGAAGAAGAAAATAAGGAAATTAAATAATGGGTACTATTACAACAGGACTTAGTAACGCTTTTAAACTAGAGTTGCTTAAGGGAAACCATGATTTTGATAGTGACACAATGCGAGTTGCACTAATTAAAGAAAACCCATCTGACAACTATGGACCTACTACAGTATCTTACTCTGAGCTAGGTTCAGATCAAGCCTCTGGTAGTGGTTACACTAATGTTTACCACACTCTTACCACAGGCGCAACTGCTGCCCTATCAACAACAGATGCAAGCGGTAATGCCACGACCTACCCCCAAATGGATGGCACAACTGCTATACTGGATTTTAACGATGCAGTCTTTCAGAGTGTAACAACATCTGCTGATGGTTGTATCTTATACAATCCCCAGTTTACCACTAATAATATCATTGCTATCTTTGACTTTGGTGGAACTGTTAGTGCTACCTCTGGTGACTTTACTGTACAGTTCCCAGCTCCGGGCGCATCAACTTCTATTCTTCGCCTAGCCTAATACACTCTTGAGGAACTAAAGTCTTATGGTAAAGTTAGTCAACAGAGCTAAAATGGCAGTCGCTAGTGGCGGTGCGGGTACTTTAACTCTAGGTGCCGCCCCTAACGGGTATCAAACCTTTACAGATTCAGGGGTTTCTACTGGGGACTATATAAGATATACTATAGAAGATGGTTCTAATTGGGAGGTAGGTCTAGGATACTATAATGCTACTGGACCTACTCTAGCTAGGAGCACTATTCATGAAAGCAGCAATAGTGGTAATGCTATTACCTGTAGTTCTGATGCTGTAATCTTTGTTACTATGTCAGCAGAAGACTTTGCCAATAACGCTGCCCCGTCTTTCACTGAAACTATACCAAGCACTTTAGAGTTAAATGCTGGGGCCGTTTCAACTATAAATGCAAAAGCTCTTGATGACGACGGCTTTCCAGTTACCTACTCATTTGATGCTCATAATGGTACTACGGTGTATAATGCAAGCAGCTTACCACCTCAGCTCTCTGCAGTATCCATCGATCAAACTACTGGGGTTTTTTCGTTGACAGCCACCTCGTCAGCATCAGGTGCGGGGAACGTCAACTTTCGCGTTCGCGCCTCCGATGGCGTAAGGACTGCAACCAAATCGACAGCTTGTAATCTTTCATTCCTGCCGACAAGTGGGTTGACCGGCTTATACGACATGAAGGATTCAAACAGCTATTCTGGCAGTGGGTCAACTTGGGCGGATGTCTCAGGAAATTCTGGACCTAATCTGACAATCGACACGAGTAAAGTTACGTACAACTCGTCAGGCATAGGGGGAATCCCGTCTTTAAGCTTAGATACCACCACAGCGACGCCAGCTATAAGTGTGGGTTCAGGTACGTCTGGTCACGCTGGTTTGACGAATGCGTCCTATCCCTATTCGAACACAGTGGTAATGATTTATTCTAGGCCATCAAGTAACAACCAGACGTGGGGGTACTTTATGGCGTCAACCTCACAAGGCTATTCTTTAGTGTTTGAATCCTCTAGCAGTTTGGCCATTGCCGCTGGCACAACGCAACACGGGTCGTGGGCACACAAAGCGGCACAATCGACATCGAAATTTTATATCGATAAAGTTGATCAGTCCAGTATGACTCAGCAACAATTTAAAGACTTTTTGCGCGACTCTAACAATGATGATAAATATCATTCAATTGCTTTGACCGATGGTGCTTTCTATTACGGTTGGGCGACAAGTAGACCCCACCCAAATTTAGGAGCAGCAAGCCTGATAGGCGATCTTCGAGCTTTAGTGTTCTACGATAGGGCGTTGTCACAAAGTGAACTAGTCGGGTTGCACGCACACTTTGCGGCGGACTACACCAGCTCGGAAATGATCCAATAATGCTAGGTGTAAGTCCCCTAAGTTCAACCCCATTAGCGAGTAGTGGCAGTCCATCCTCTGTAAATGTTGTTGTGACTATTGGTGGCTTACCAGTAACGGCCTCTGTTGCCCCAGTTTACGCTTATTTCACCCCTCTCATATTTATCCTTGCAGGTGGTTCGGGATACACTGGGATAAATATTCCCGCAGAGTTAGGGTCTATTACCGTTACGGTTAGTTCTGTTATCTCTACAGCTACAGACTTAAGGAAGTCTAGTGGTTACGTCCTTAATACGGTAAATAATGTATTAGCTTGGAGAACGGTTGATGCTCCAGACAGAAGGTACTTCTACCAGTTAGGTACTGGTAACACTGGCGGTGCGCCTAGTGCCTACACCGCAAGTCTAGTAGAGATAGGTACGTTTGAGTTAAACTCTAGTGCTGTACTGTCTTATATGGACAACTCTGTGACACTGACGGGACTTTCGGCTAGTCCCTCCCTTGTTACTACTAATATAAGTGCTATTGTAGGGCAGTTTAGGTCTGTTTCTGGTCTTGAAGGTGTCTTATCACAAGGTCAACTAGGTAACACTGGCTACCACTACTTACTTAAGCCAGAGGGTGTTTCTGGTACTGTAAGTTATGGAGAACCTATAGGTAAGGTTGTTTACAGGGCTAGACTACAGCACTTTGCTCCCTACAACCACGACCAAGAAGCAACTGTTGGCCTTGGGGCTGTGACTGTTGCAGTAGCTAATCAGGCACCTATTACGTTATCTCAGATCGCTACCTCATCTTTTAATAATGTAGCCACTCTTGTAAATGCAAAACCAGAACTTTCTGGGCTAACTGAATACACGACATTTAGTGACCCCTCTTTAAGGTTTCAGTTAAGTTCTCTCAGCAGTTCTACGACCCTTATAGGGACACTTGCACTTTCTGACTTAGCTAACAGTAGCGTACAAAAACAGTTAACAGATAGCTTCCCTTTAACTGCAAGTACAAACATTTATTGGACACTCAATAATTCCCACCCCGACCTAGTTGCAGAGGATTCATTAAAGGCCACTGTTTCTTTAGGGCAGTTAGCTAACCAAAGTCCTACAGAAGAGGTTAATCTTCCAGCTATAACCTCCGCTTACGGCTTAATATCTACAATATCTCATAACATAGTCCCTGTAAGTGGACAGACGTTTACGGTAGGGCTTGGCAATACCCAAGCAAATGTACTTGAGCCTCTAACTTCTAGCTTCTTATCCAACGTATCTCTTGGCAGTGTTACAACTCTTGCAACTTCATTCCCTATTATACACACTGGATTAGAAATTACGATAGGGTCCAACCTTACCACTGAGGTTACTACATCAGGTACTGCGTTCCCAGTAGGACAGTTTTGGTCAGGCTCCACTGGTAACGTCAGTGTTACTGCAAGTTCTGCAATTACGCTGCCCTCTTTAGTGATGACTGTTTTTCATGGCGGTGTTAGCTTTACCACAATAGACGGACAGTACCTTGAGTTGTTCTTTAACCCTAACGTAACTGCAACAGGTGTTACCTTCGATTATGAGGCCATTAAACACTTGTATAATCCTGCGAGATCCAGTTTTCCGATACCAGTAAGCCGTGCAGCAAATGCCACAGAAACCTTCCCACGTAATGTAGCCGCCTAATAGGAATTGATATGAGTTTAGTTTGGCCCAATAAAGACCCTGATGAACTACTAGACTACAGTGTAGATTGGACTACAGTTACAGAGGGTATGACTATTTCTAGTGTAGTCTGGTCTGTAAGGACTACTAACTATCCTACAGAGACGGTACTAGCAGCAGGTAGAGATTTAACCTTTG